ACGGATGTCAAATAGGGTCTTCGCCCCATGCCAAGGAATGCCAAAAATAATTCTTGCAGTGTTGGCAGTCTTTGGCATTATTTGGCTTTCCGATGCACGCCCACTTCGTGAATCAAGTCGCCCAAAAAGGTTTGCCCACGTTGCCAAGGAATGCCAAGGAATGCCTTTCTATGACAAACACACCACAACTGCTCACCATCCGCGATGCGGCGAACGCCCTCCGGGTGAGCTATGCACAGACCCGCCTCTGGGTCTTAGAAGGCCGGCTGCCGTCGATTGCCCTCGGGCAACGCACACGCCGGATTCCCGCACAGCAACTCGCGAAGTTCATCGCGAACAACACGACGGGAGGAAACTAAATGAGCGCGCTCGAAGTTCTTTCCTGCCTGACGGACACCACGTTCACCACGGTTGTCTTGCTGACCATCGGCACGTTCGCTGCGTTGCAATTCATCAACCGGATCGGAGGCGCCAAGTGATCGACCTCACAATCGACGCGCCGTATCACCCGGAAGCGCTCTGCGAGTGCGGAGATCCCGAATGCCTCGGACCCGCCGATGCCGTCATTCCGGTGGTTGAGGCGCTGGCCGCTTCGCTGCCGCAGTTGGAGTCGCCGATGCTCAAGCTGATCAAAGAACGCAACGAGGCCCGCGAACTGGTCAAGCGGATGCACGCTGCGGTCAATGTTGATTCGGTGGGCGAGGAGTACTACTCGGCGATGCTGGACGCGCACCGCGCGATCATTGCCTGGAAGGGTGGTGCGAAGTGAGCACCGAGACTGACAAGCGCGTTGAGGAACGCGATGAGTTGATCCGCTGCCTCCGGGTGGCTCGCGACCTGTATCGCTCAGAGACCTACCAACTGCGCGACCGCATCAGCGAGCTGGAGCAAGAGAACGACGGCCTGCGGGACGACAACATGAATCTCAGTGCCATGCAGCGGTCGGCTTACGCCAAGCTGTTTGCACAGCAGCGCGTGGAGGTCGCGGCGTGAATGTGGATACTTCCTCGCCAATTACACACGTCTCCCTTTGTGCCGGATACGGAGGCATTGATCTCGGACTTAAACGAGCAATCCCAAGCCTGCGCACAATCGCTTTTAGTGAGATCGAGAGTTTCGCCTGCGCGAACTTGGTCTCTAAAATGGAAGCGGGACTCTTGGACCCAGCTCCTATCTGGACGGATCTTAAAACCTTCCCATGGTCCGAGTTTCACGGCCGCGTGGACATCCTCTCTTTTGGATATCCATGCCAGCCGTTTTCAGCCGCCGGCAAGCGCCTCGGCGCTGAAGACCCAAGACACCTCTGGCCGTTTATCGCAGCCGGAATTGCTGCAATGCGACCAAGTGTCTGTTTCGCTGAAAACGTCGAGGGACATATCAGCCTTGGGCTTCCCGACGTGCTGCAAGACTTGGCAGGACTGGGTTACCGAACGACGTGGGGCGTGGCGTCAGCGAGTGAATGCGGCGCGCCTCACCAGCGGAAGCGGGTCTTCATCTTGGCCTACGATCAGCGTCAACGAGTCGAAGAACTCGGTTGGCAAATCGCAGGAGCATCGCAATTCGATTCCGCTTGGAACGATGGCGGTAATCTTGCATGGCCAAGCCGCCCCGGCGAGCAGCAGTTCGCTTGGGAGCCGCCAAGGGTTGTGGCCAACGGCCAGCGTCCCGAACGGCGGTCAGACAACATCGGGACGAGCGGACAAGGACACCAAGAAGCAGGTGCGGCTGGAACATGCGGTGAGACAGGAACTCTGGTTGACGCCAAGAGCCAACGAGCCGGACAGCGATCCGAACTTCGCAGCGAGGAATGCGGATCGCGGGGCGCATTGCCATGGGACGTTGAGCAGTCCGACCAAACAGTGGGCAACGCCCAACGCATGCGACCACAAGGGCGCAACGACACCGGAAGCCTGCAAGCAATGGGAATCTCGAGGGCAGAACTTGCCGGAGATGGTCAATGGGATGTGGCCGACACCAGCCTCATGCACCGGCAACGGCGGCAGCCACGGCTTGGACGGCGGATCGGGAGCGAGGTCGATGCTGCCGGAGGACATGAAGCGCAGCAGCGGCAAACTCAACCCTCGCTGGGTCGAGACGCTGATGGGCTTACCCATCGGCTGGACGATGCCGTCCTGCACGTCTCCACAGACAATCGCACCGATGAGCTGCGACTCCTTGGCAATGGAGTTGTGCCTGCCACCGCAGAGCGAGCTTTCCGAGTTCTCGTTGGCGAGCTGATGGAGGCAGCACCATGACCACCCACGACATCGACCTAGTCGCGCAATGGCTCGCCGCGCGAGACAACGAGAAGTCCGGCGCCAAGGTGTATCACGGCGAGCGGCCGTGTTTGCCGGCGAAGGTAGCCTTGGCGCTGACCGAGCGTATCTGGAGGAAGCGCAAGTGATTAAGCCGCTCGCCATCGCCACGGCATGCACATTGTTTGCAGGCTGCTCCGCGGCATCTTGGCGAGCGACCGCGCCGCACAACACGCCAGCGAGCTGGGAGTACAACTACAAGATGGAAGGCTGGCTGGCGCTGCGCGATGGCTGGATGCGGCTGACGGCGCCGCGTGGGTTTGAGTGGTGTGATTTGACGCAGAGTTACAGGGAGGTTTTGCAGTGATGACTTTCCGGCAGTGGCGAGCGTGCGGGCGTAAGCGGCGGTTTTACACCGCGGCACAAGCGCGTCGTTGTCAGCCGATGATGACCGTCTACGAGTGCAAGTATTGCGGCCGCTACCACTTGACCAAGGGAATCGACTGGTGGGCCAAGCACATCCTGCAACGGAGGTTGGCAGCTTGAAGACGGCGCCTTCATCAGCGCTGTGCGCCTGGCACATCGGCGATGGCATCTGGCACGTCCAAAGCCGGGATGCGCGGCTGTCCAAGGTGCTGCGCGAGGCGAAGCTGCGGCGGATTGCCTACGGCGTCATCGGTGGGCATTTGACGATTTGGGAGACGAAGGACTTTGAGGCGATGCGGCCGCTGATGAGACGGCATAAGGGGAGGATTTTGAGATGAAGGATTGTGCGACTGTTCCAGAGGTTAGTGGTGGCCACCGCTGCGCTAGGTCCAAGTCTCTGCCGCAAATTTGGGAGATAAGGGAATACCTAAATTACAACGAGGAAACCGGAGTGTTGACTTGGAAAAAATCACCAGCACGTCGAGTCAAAGTTGGCGATGTTGCCGGCACAACAATTGTTAATGGCTACAGGGTTTTCCGATTCAAGGGACCAACGCACAGGGCGCATCGCATTGCATTCGCGATGATACACGGGCGATGGCCAACGCCCGGATGCGATCATATCAATGGCGATACGCTAGACAACAGAGCATGTAACCTGCGTGAGGCAACGCACGCGCAGAACATGTGGAACAAGCGCGTAGGTCGCAACAATAAGTCAGGGATCAAGGGAGTCCACTGGCACAAGTTGGTTGGCAAGTGGGTGGCGTCAATAAAGCGGGACGGCAAGACCATTGTCGCGGGCTACTACCAAGATCTTTCCGCGGCCGCTAATGCGGTTGCCAAACTGCGTGAGCAATTCCACGGCGACTTTGCCAGACACGCAACACAACACTGATATGGCGAGGCCTAAAACACGATCAAAGCCCAAGGCTGGCGGACACCGCGTCAAGATCATCGAGGACGATAATGGTCAGGAGCTGGTCAGCGTTCAGGGTCATACTGGGGCCGATGTTCCTCCGGGCAAGGCAATGCAGATCATGGAAGCCCATGTCGGCGGCATGTCTGCCACGCGCATCGCAAAGGCCTTCAACACGTCCTACCACACGGTCATTGCGCTGATTCGCAATCGGCCAGAGATGCTTGAAAAAGCGCGCCAGACGGCAGCAAACAATTGGAAAACCCTAGCGGCTGTCGGGACTGCGGAACTCCTTGATCGCGTGCCGGATATGGCAAATCACGGATTAGTAATTATGTCGGCAGTGGCGTCTGAGAAGATGGAATTGCTCAGTGGCAATGCAACCCAGCGCGTCGAACACGTCATGGCCCCTGCGGCTGACCAGTGGAGTGACTTTGTGAGCGGGCTGAGGAGCGCCAACGTCATCGATGTGGTCGCTGAACCGGTCGGCACCCAGGAACCGGCCGCGCAAAAGCCTGCTGCCCTCCCCGCTATTGAGACTGGCGCTACAGTAGAATCCGACAGCAACCTATCGCAGCCATGATGACGCTAATGAGACAACAGTGTCCGATATGCGAACGATATCTCCATCTACTAGATCCTAGAGACATAGTATTGGGTTATAGGGGAGGGGGCGGTCAGACGTTTCTCTTTTCTGCAATACCCCCGACCGCTTGGACCTCCGAAAATTTTTAGCAAAAACGCTTTATGATCAAGCACATCCTAACCGCCGCAAAGTCAACCCTCAACCAACCCATTAGTCAACCCACCGCGGAACCCGCCAAGCCAATCCCCTCGCCTACCTTAAAACCAGCCCCAGCGCCCAAGCCGGAAGCCATCCTCAAGTCCACCCCAAAGACCGCCAAGGAACTGGCCGTCGAGACCGCCGCCCAGGTCGGCTACAGCGCCGGCGACGAGGTCACCGCGGTGATCCGCCGCCACCAACCCGCCCGCCACCCGCGGATGCTGTTTGTGGACGTGCCGGATTGGTCGGAGCCGGTGGTCTGCTGGGTCAAGGACGCCGCGAGTTGGCAGCCGGTAAACCCGCCCTATGACCGCCTCAAGTGCCGCTGGTCGGGGATGGCCGATGTCGAGGGCCGGCTGATCTTTGAGTCGTCCGACGAGTGCAAGAAGAGCCGACTGATCCGCCGGAAATGAGCGTAGCCGCCACCAACTACGTCTGGACGAAGTCGCCCGCGGAAGGAGCCGACCGGCTTGTCCTTTTGGCCTTGGCAGACTTCGCCGATGAGATGGGCAACTGCTTCGGTTCTTGGGGCAAGCTGTGCGAGAAGACACGGCTGGCTCGGAGGACGGTCGCTGACTGCCTCAAGCGTCTGCAAAAAGCCGGCCAGCTAGTCTTGGTGGAGCGCGGCAGCCGAAAGGTTGCTGGCAGCGGGTTGCAGGCCAGCATTTGGACAATTCCCGGTGTCGCTGAGATGGGTGCAGATGCTGCATCTAAGTCCGAGAGATGGGTGCAGGAAATGCACCCAAGTGGTGCAAATGCTGCACCTAAGTGGTGCAATCCCTGCACCCCAACTATAGATAACATAAAGAACGCTGACAGTGCGGTCGCTCCGGCTGCTTCGCAGCCTTCGCTCCCTCCGTCTGACATCGCCCCTAATTCCGCCCCCAAAAAACGCAAACCCCGCAAAGCGGCACCGCACCCTACCCTGCGCCTCGACTTGGACGACCAGTCTTGGTTTCGCCACCTTTCCGAGCTTCCCGAGTTCGCCCACGCCAAGATCGCCGAGGAATACGGCCGCTGCCGGACGTGGTGCCGCAACAAGGGTGTCGGCGCGGTCAGCCGCCGCCGGTTCATCAATTGGCTGTCCAAGGTCGAGGCGCCGCTCACCGAGCCGACCCCGCAGGTGGTCCGCCGGTCGGCCGCCGATGACTACTATGCGCGCATTGAGGCGCGCGTTGGAGGGATCAAGGCGTGACGCAGCCAGCTTTATTTGCGCTGACCGATGGTGAGCACTCTGAGGTTACGGAGGGCGGCATCATTGTGCCGGCGGACGCCGCAGATTACCCATTTCGAGATTACGACGAGGAAAGAAAGCGCGGCGAGATCGCCGAATATCGCTGCGCTATTGAGCTGACGCTTCGCGGATACGATTGCGCCGTCCTCGGCGGCAACCACAAGGGCTACGACATTATTGCGGACCGAGACGATATTCGACCCCAATTCGTTCAAGTTAAGCACGGGTTTTTACAATCTGGACCCACGCAACAACGGTATCGAATACACAACAGCAGCCGCGGTGGCATTCCCTACAGCGCGAAGGCATACGATATTTTGGTTTTTTACATGTGGGATCGCGATCAGTGGCTTGTTTACAGTCGCGCCGAGCTTGGGAATCGCACCAATACAGGTTATGTGCCGCCAGAATTAAGGCAGAGGGCGCGCAAGTCGTGGACCAGCGCTTATGGCGGAGCAATTGCCGACCGCCAACCCAACAACTGGGAACTATTCGACCAGCTCGCAATCGCCAATTCCCAAGAATCTTTTGGGGTTACCCAACCAATGTCCGACCCCCTGCCTAATACTTGATGAATACTTTTATGAAACCCGCCAAAGGCACCAAAAAGAAGGCGGCTGCCGTTAAGCCGAAAACCAGCAACCTCAACGTCAACGTCGAATACCTCGAGCAGATCGCCGACGAGTCGATAGCCACCATCATGGCTCTCCGCGCCCTCGTCCGCCAGCTCGCCATCGAACTTGAGGAGGCCCTCAAATGAAGTTCAAGAACGGATGCGTCACCGAGGTGGAGCGCGGCGTGCCCGGACTGCCGCAGATCAACCACATGCTCATGCAGAAGGCGTGCGACAGATTCCTTGCCAAGCGCGGACTGTACAACCCTGGGTTCCGCCGCTCGGAATGGCTCTTCGGTCGCATGGCCATTGGACAGCAACGGAGGGCCGCAGCGTGAGCGGCATGATGTGTCCCGACCTAGTTGTCGGAGAAGTCGGCTTTGGCCCCGCTTTCGGCGCCTACAACGAACTCGCTCTTGAGGCGCAGGTTCGCGAGCTGATCAAGCGCAACAACCGGCTAAAGCGCGCCCTGATGCGCTGCGCCGCGCTGTCCGAAGATGTCGCCAACGAGAAACACGAAGCCCTGCTCATGGCAGACCAGCCGCTATGAGCGCCGGCAAAGGCGATAGCCCGCGGCCGGTCGATGGCAACCGCTACCGGCGCAACTACGAGGACATCTTCTCGCCGCCCTACCCTGCGTGGATCTGCCGCCCGTGCGGTGAGGCTTACGGCCGCGGCATGCCAGCCGACCACATCTCCACATGGCACCAAGGCGTCTGCGGAATTTGCGACCAAGAGACCTCGGTGACCGAACCGCGGGACTACAAGCACCTAAAAAAATGGCCCATCCTCCCAAAAAACCCTTGATTGCCATGCCAACATTTGCCAACATATGCCAACAGATCACGCCACGACAGAAAGCCGTCCCACGTCATGGCCACTGAGCATCAACCACCACCGCCGCCCGAACACCACATCACGCCATGGCTCGAAGAATCATTTCGTCTCGTAGACGCAGCTTGCGACCGCTGGGAGCGCCGTCGCGCGCGTCTCGCCCGGAGGGCGAAAGAAAATGAGCAGCGTCTTTGTCATAGCGACCCAAGTAATGCTCGTCGCCTTCATGCTGATCCTGCTGATGATCGTCAGTAACGACGACAACGATGGAGGCCACGCCTAATATGATCACACCACACGACCCCAAGACCGAAGCCTACGTCCTCGGCGCCTTGATGAACCATGGCGACCTGCTCGGCGAGCTGCCCGAGCTGACCGACGAATACTTTTTCCGTCCCGACCACAAGACTGTCTTCAGCGCCATCAGCGAAATCGTCGTGGACGGCGGCACGCCCGACCTCATCCAGGTCACCCGCCTCCTCGAAGCCCGCAACGAGCTGATCAAGGTCGGCGGCCCCGGCGCCGTCACCGAGATGATCGGCTCCGCGCTGACCCGCAGCATCGACTATCAACTCAGCATCCTGCGCGACTACGCCGCCCGCCGCAAAATCATCGCCGCCGCCGACCGGATGAAGGCCGCCGCGATGGACACCACGCAAGACGCGGACGAAGCGCTCGCCGTGGCCGGAGCGTCTGTCCTCGACATCGACCTTGCGGGTAAGAATGACAGCATCACGCCGACCAGCGCCATGATGTCCGACGCTCTCGCCGAGCTGCAGCGCGCCGTGGAGCACCGAGGCAAGCCCCGCGGCCTCGTTACAGGCTACCGCACGTTCGACCTGTGGACCGGCGGACTGCGCGAGGGTCAATTCATGCTCATCGCTGGCAGGCCCGCCATGGGCAAGAGCGCGCTGCTGGTCAACATCGCCGACAAGCTCGTCAGCCGTGGCGTCCCCGTGATGCTGTTCTCCCTCGAAATGCTCCGCTTGGAGTTAATCCAGCGCATCGTCTGCGCCCGCTGCTCGTTCGACAGCGCCCGGTTGAAGCTCGGAGACATCGACGCACCCGAAATGCGCCGCTTGGAGCATGAGCACCTGCGCCTCGCCGGCCAGCCGCTCTTCATTGATGACGAAGGCGGTCTTTCGATCATGGATGTCCGCGCCCGAGCGCGCCGTGCCGTCAAAAAGCACGGCGTGAAGCTCATCCTGGTGGACTACTTGCAACTCCTCAGCGCGAAAAACGCCCAATCGCGCGAAAACGAGGTCGGCTTTGTCTCCCGCGGACTCAAGGCCATGGCCATGGAGCTGAAAATTCCAGTGATGGCCGCTGCCCAGCTCAACCGGCAGGCCGAATCCCGCGGCGACAACCGGCCGAAGATGTCCGACCTGCGCGACTCCGGGCAGATTGAGGCCGACGCCGACATCGTCAGCCTCTTGTATCGTCCCGGCTACTACGACAGCGGCACCGACCCGCAGGAAACCCAGACCACCGAGTGGACGATAGCGAAACACCGCGCTGGCCGCACCGGCATGATCCCGCTGGAGTGGCATCCGCCCTGTACCCGATTTGACACCGTCAGCGACCGCTTTACAGACGAGACGGACGTGCCGTGGGGCCAGGAAAAAGCCAGCGACCTCTTTCCGGTGTCTCCAAAACTTATGGAGGCGATCAACGAATGATCAACTCCCGCCAAAAAGGCGCCAGCTTCGAGCGCGAAGTCGCCAAGGCATTGACCGCCGAAGGATTTCCGGCCAAGCGGGGCGCGCAAGTGAGCCAAGGATCGTGGGGAATTTCGGCTCCTGATGTTGTCGTGCCCTGCTTGCCCGGATGGCATTTCGAGTGCAAGCGCCACGGCCGCGCCCGCTTCGACCTAGACGCCGCCATCGCGCAGGCCCGCCGCGACGCCGGCACCGACCTGTGCGCCGTCATCCACCGCCGAGACCACAGTGAAATGCTCGTCACGCTTCCGTTTAACGAATTTTGCACGCTTATGCGCCACTCCGACTTTCCTATCCAACCAAAAACACAACCACAAACAGCCACATAACATGCCAAGCAAAACCCTAACCACACCCGTGGGCGTCGCCCGCTATCCTCACCTCAACCGTCCCGACACCAAGTTCGACGACGTGGGAGTCTACAAAGTGAACCTCGAGCTGACCGCCGAGGAAGCCGAACCGTTCCTCAAACAGGCCGAGGAACTTTTCTCCGCGTTCGTTGCCGAGAAGAAAGCCGAGCTGAAGAAAGACAAGCTCAAGCTCCACGCCGCGCCTTGGGAAGACAACGACGGCCTCGTCCAGTTGAAGCTCAAGGTCAAAGCCGTGGGCAAAGACAAAGCCGGCGAGGCTTATAGCCGCGCGCCGAAGCTCTTCAACGCCTCCGGCGACATCATCACCGATAATATCGGCGGCGGCAGCAAGATCCAAGTCGCGGTCGTTCCCTACTGCTGGTACACGGCAACTTTGGGCGCCGGAATCACGCTGCAGCCCAAAGCCGTCATGGTGCATGACCTCGTCACTTGGGGCGATGGCGGCAGCGCCGTGGCCTACGGCTTCGATGTTTTGGAAGCCAAGCCCGCCGCCCGCAAGACCGGCACCGACGACGAAGAGATCACCTGGTAACCCTCATGCCAGCCAAAAACACCACAGTCAAAAGGGGGGCGGCAAAACGCCGCCTCCCTTCGGCCAGGGCCGCCAAGCCCGCCGAGCCGGATCGCTTCACCGAGGACGGACGCAAAATCGTACGCCTCGAAAAGACCCGCGCACACCAGAAGTATCCGCTTAAAGACGGCACCGACGTTCCCGGCGCCAGCACCATCGCTAAGATCGGCGAGGACAGCAGCGGGTTGATCCACTGGGCGTGGAAACTCGGCATGGACGGCCAGGATTACCGCAAGGTGCGCGACAAGGCCGCCGACATCGGGACCATCGCGCACTTCCTCATTGAGTGTTTCCTCCACAACCACGTTGCCGACCTCTCCGAGTTCAGCCCCGCGGATGTCGAGAAAGCCACCATCGCGTTCAACAACTTCAAGCGCTGGTGGGACGAAGAAGGCCTCACCGTCATCGAGCCAGAAGTGCAGTTGGTCTCCGAGGAATACCTCTTCGGCGGCACCATCGACGCACCCAGCCGCGACCGTGACGGCAAGATCGTCCTCCTCGACTGGAAGACATCCAAAGCCATTGTCGGCGCGCACAAGATCCAGTTGGCCGGCTACGAGCAACTCTGGAACGAGAACCGCCCGGACATGAAGGTCCAACGCCGCGGGATCGTGCGCATCGGCAAAGAGTCACCGGACGACTTTGAGGTGTCCTGGATGTTCAGCGCCGAGCCGTTCTGGAGGGTCTTCCAAGCGCGCCTCGCGCTGCACTACGCGCAGTTGATGCTCAAGAAGGCCGCTTAAATATGAACGAAGCGCCGGGATCAAACATCACGTTCGATTGGGACAACCTTCGGTATCCCGTTGGACTGAACACAAGGAACTATGCGGGAGAATATCGCATTGTTGAAACCCAGAACGACATCGGCGAGTCGCGCTTTACGCCAGAATACCGCAATTATGAAGACGGCGATTGGTGGCAAAAGTTTGAGGTGCGCGTCCCTGGTCGCATTAGTTGTTCAAATGTCGTGTGGTTTTCGACGCTTGACCGCGCCCAAGAGTGGATTGACGCCGCGCACTACCGCCGGCCGTTTCTGGCCTACCACAAATACGAACCCGCCGAATACTAATGAAACGCACCCGCCGGTTCGTCGTCCGAGAACAGACCTTTGGTCTGGTCGTGGAGTTCTATTGTGGAACGCCACAGGCATCGGCGATCCGGCGGTGTGCGAACATCCTCCAGCTCGACCCCAAAGACCCCGACAACCAGCCCGACGACTCCGACGCCGCCTGGGCCATGTGCTGCGGAAGTCAAGCGGTCGTTTGGATCGAAGACGCCGCAGACACCGGCTCGCTCGTCCATGAGCTGTACCACGTTGTGCAGGATTTCTTAAAGCACATCACCAGCAGCGACGAAGAAACCGGCGCTTACTTGATCCAATACCTTTTCCGAGAAGCCATCCGAAAAAACAAACCATGAAAAAAGGACTATACGCCAACATCCACGCCAAAAAAGCCCGCATCGCCGCCGGAAGCGGTGAACGCATGCGCAAGCCCGGTTCTACCGGCGCTCCGACCGCCAAAGCCTTCCGCGCATCCGCCAAGACCGCCAAAGCGCGCCGATGACATCCGGTTTTCTCATCGCCTTGGTCGGATTGATCTATTTCACGGTCGCCATCGACTTGGGACTGATCCAGCACCGCTACTGGCACGGTCTGATTTGGTTGGGCTATGCGGTGGCGCAAATCGGGCTGTGGAGGGTAACAATTTATGACTAACTACAACATCCTCACGCCAGAAATCGCCGAACTCGACAAGACTATCACGCTGCTGAAAAGCAAGCGCGCCAAACTTGTTGCCCAAGAAGCGAAGAAAAAAGCGGACGCGCTCTGCGCCGAGATGCGCAAGCGCAAATCCAAATGACTTTCAAGTTGCAGGCTCAAGCGGGTTCTCGCCGGCGTTCATGTGGTGTGACGCCGCGGACCATCTCCGGGATGCCCAGCTCCACCGAGCGAGACGAGTGGGGCGCCTGCACATCTTTTGGCAGGGTGCTGAAAGCGGCAGACATAACATCTGTGCGGCCAGGTTCGGCCCAATGTGGTATCGCCCAGCCCTGCCTCACTTTGTCCGCCAACGCCTCTGCTTTCTTGCATGCGCAACATGGACCTGAATCAACAGGTTTCGCCCATGGGACGCCTTGGGAATGCGGAGCTATTTTGTTCGGGCAGCGCAGTAACACGGATGAGCGCCACATCGGGAGACAGAGGTTCGGCCTTAGTCTGAGAACGGTGGGCGCCACATCGAGGTCGGGAGGCATCCACGGTTTATCCGCCCGCATGGAGCTAAAATCCATGTCCCACTGGAGCCGCAACTTTGGCAACCCGTGCGCTGAAAAGGTGAGCGCTCACCGTTCCCGGCAATCTTTCTGAAATCTCAAATTTCAAATCTCCAATGATCCATGAGTTCGCCCGCCCCGTTCCCGTCAAGACCCCGCTCGGTCTCGGCTCGGTGTGGTATGTCGAATCGCAGGGAGCCTATTTCAACAACATCTACGCCGTGATCCTCGAGGACACCGGCGAGACGCGCTACATGCGCAGCGATCAGTTCGTCGTCTTGGAGAATCCCACGATGGACATCAAGAATTTGGGCGCTGGCACGGCTTAACAAAATCGGCCCTGGGGAGGGTCCGAGCGTCAACCAGCCAGCGCCCATTCTATTTTCGTGAACGAGCACCAGACACGCTTCAAGCCTACGCCGCACCCGGTCATGCAGCTAGATTACGATCTGCTGGACAAGCTGGGAGCTGAAAACGGCTGGCTATATCTCAAAACGCGCGAAGAGATGATCGCCCGCGAGGCATCAGACCCGTTTCGCTACGGCTACATCCCGCCGGTCTGGAAGCGCGCGTCTGAGCTGCTGGAAAAACACCGCGAAATTCTCGTCATGGGCGGAAACCGCAGTGGAAAGACCGAATGGGCGGCCAAGGAAGCCATAAAGACCATGTATTCCAAGCCCGGGGCCGTCATCTGGTGCTTTCAAACCACGGCGCCCAACTCAATTGAACTTCAGCAACCCCGCGTCTGGAAATATATGCCTCCCGAGTGGAGGAACGCCCGCAAGGGACAGGTCACAAACATCACCTACAGCGTCAAGGGTGGCTTTACCGAGGCAAAATTCGTCGCACCAAACCAATCGATCTGCATTTTTCGCAACTACGCACAAGATCCGAGCACGCTTGAGGGCGGCGAGATCGATTTTGCCTGGGCGGACGAGCTGGTTCCGCTTGATGTCCTCGAAACCCTCCGTTTTCGGTTGGTTGACCGCAACGGCAAGCTCGCCGTGACCTTCACGCCGGTCGAAGGCTGGTCGCCAACCGTGGCCGACTATTTGTCCGGTGCCAAGACCATCACCGATACCGACGCCGAGCTGCTCCCGCTCAAAAACGACAAAGGCGAGGTCTCCGGCTACGACAAAGTGCCCATTGAGCAGATCAATCCCAAGCAGCGCCCGATCCTTTACTTCCACACGCAAAGCAATCCCTGGGCCGGCTGGTCGCGGATGAAGAAGGAGCTGCAGTCCGAGACCAAAGAAAAAATCCTCTGCCGCGCTTACGGCGTCCCGACCAAAGCCATCAGCGGCCGGTTCCCGCTCTTCAACCCCAAGGTCCACGTCATCCGCCACAGCGATGTCCCGCAAGGCACCCGCTACCATTGGGTCGATCCGGCGAGCGGCAAAAACTGGGCGATGATTTGGACCGTCCACGATACGTCTGGCCGCATTGTGGTCTACCGCGAGTGGCCAGACCAAACGTCTTACATTGAGGGTATCGGTTACGCCGGCGAATGGGCGCTGCCGGACGGCAAGAAACTCGACGGCAAACCCGGCCCCGCGCAGCAAGACTTCGGATTCGGCCTCGAGCGCTACAAGGACGAGATTTTGCGCGTTGAAGGCGGCGAGGAAATCTTTGAGCGCTGGATGGACAGTCGCTACGGCAACGCCCGCACCCTCGGCAAGGAATCCCCGACGACCCTCATCGACGAAATGGCCGACCTCGGCATGCTCTTCACCGCAACTCCGGGCGACAGCATCGATGAGGGCGTGAGCATGATCAACGACGCCCTGTCATACAATCCCGAGAAGCCGGTGGACGCCCGCAACCAGCCGAAGCTGTATATCAGCGAGAACTGCAAAAATGTCATCTACGCTCTACAAACTTACACTGCGGCTGACGGTAAAAAGGGAGCAACCAAAGACTTCATCGATTTGCTTCGTTACGTTTGCCTATCCGATGCCATCAACGTCGAAGGCGACATCCTGCGACCAACCGGAGGAGGTAGCTACTGATGACCATGTCGCCGCCAGCCCCGCCCAGCCGCCTGCGCCCCGGTCGCCGCGGCAGTGACATCCCGCGCTGCGGCATCTGTGCCAAGCCGGTGCGCATCCAAGACATCCACGGCCACGACACCCACTACGGCCCCATCTGCTGGGAATGCGGCCCACATATGCAGAACGCCATCCACGCCCTAGAGATCATCGTCATGCGCCGCGGCTAATTCGCCATTCGCGAACAGCAAACACCTTATGTTCACAAAAACCAAAACCATCCCAACCGACCGCTACAACCCCGGCGACAACCACGACCCCAAAGGCGCCCTGTCCTTCACCCGCGAGCAAGCCCCGCCGGCCTTCCTCGCCGTGATGACCGAGCTGCAGGACCGCATCGCCGACACCTCCCTGCTCGTCTCAACAATGGCGACCGCCAAAGAACCCGGTTGGCTCGCCCACGCCAGCGGACAGCTCAACGCCCTCCTCGAGCTGTGGGACACCTTAGAGCAGCGCCGCGCCGAAGCCTCCCGCTTGGAGTAGGTTTCGCGCCGTAGTTCAAGCCACGTTATAGAAACAACCCTGTATTTGTAACGAAACCTGTAAAAAAAACACCCCTGTTTTTCTTACAGGTCGGCGCTCGCCGACCCGTCGTTAACCGACAGATTGTTGCAAAACGTATAACTCGGCGCGCGTTATCCTACGCTTTGTATCAAAAACACCGCACAAAAGGTGACAGAAAGTGCAATCACTTGTGCAGAACTATAGCCGATCCTATCCACGCCACACCTGCCAAATGTCTCCCGGCGACACAATCGAAGTATCGCCCAACGAGACTTTCCCGCTCTCTCTCAACCCTCATCTCTCAACCCTCAACTTTTTTGCTGGACATTTGTCCAGTAGCCGCTATACTGTATAGTATCAAAGTGGAGTCGTGCCCTCATGGCACATCGGTTTGATCGGACTGGCGGACGCACCGCCTGGCACTTCTTGAGGGTTTACTCATGGACGAAGGGAAAGCAGCTCCGGCTGCAGGTAAGGACGATATACTCTCGCTGGCTCTTGAAGAGCTGACCGGGCAACCGGCGAAAAGCGAGGAAGCGAAGCTGGATGATGAATCCGGTGATCTTTCACAAGACGAGACAACCGAGGAATCCGCGGAGCAATCCGAGGAAACCTCCGAAGATAACGAGGAAACGACGAGCGAAAGCTCCGAGGACGAAGACGAGGCCGGCGAAGACGAAGCGCCCACGCAGGACAAGGTCCAGAAGCGCATCGACAAATTGGTAGCCCAGAAAAAGGGCGCCCTAGAAGAAGCCGCCACCGTCAAA